TCATAAATATCGAGTAACGCTTTGATCACTACTATCTATTTTACACTTTTGAGTAATATTATCAATTGTATTTTGTAAACTATAACTACCTCTACTTAACCATTTTTCATTTTCTTTCAAAGCTGTAGAAATTTGAGGAATATAAAATTGTATCGCCATATCAAATTCTTCTGGAAAATAGATTTTCAGAGTATTTTCGATATCCAGAAGAGAATTTAAGATATCATCTCTTTTTTCTTTAAGTTTATTCAACTGAAAAACTTGAGTGTTAGTAAGACCCACTTATACAGTCTCCATTTTGGGTTTCAGTTTCATAATTTTATGCTTGATCTTCCAAATTTTTGTTTCTGGATTTTGCCAATCTGGACCCATATAAATGTGGGCAAAACCAGTATGCTTATCAAGACCCCAAGCAAGAATACCGTCTTTATCAAGACCGTGAACAATAAAACGACCACGATAACCCATAGGAATAAAATCAGAACCTCTTACAAAGTAAGGGCCAGATGAAACTTTTATACGATCACCTTTAACCAAATCCTTCCAGTTAAAATCTCTGATAATTTTTGTATTCTTTGCTTCCTTACTTTTTGGCTTAAAAGTAAACATTTCGCCACAATCTTTGCAGACGTATGATCGTGGGCCATTTTTTTCAGAGCCGCAACGATCACATTTTTTACAGCCTTTTGGCATGATTGGTGTATTCCTGTATATGCGTAAAGATGACTGAGATACGCTCTCAGTATAACCTATATATCGGTCTTGTCAAGAGCCAAGCTTTAGAAAAAGGATAGCACCATGCCATGCAAAAGACCCAAATTTGAAAAACAAGAATTATATGATCTTTATATTAGAAAAAATTTATCTATGTTTGAAATATCACAAATTAAAAACTGTTCTGAAAGCTTTATAAAAACTAATTTAGTTTATCATAATATATCTACAAAAACTTGTTCAGATTATGTTAAATTAACTCTGACTAAAAAACAATTAGCACAAGAATATCTAATAAAAAATAAACCAATATTACAAATAGCTAAAGAGTATAATACAAGCTATACTAATATACAAACATTATTAAAAAAGTATAATATACAAAAAAGAGAATCCCATAAGTTTAAACGGGGTCAGAATAATCCCTTGTGGAAAGGCGGTAAAATTATTCCAGCAAGTTTACATTATGACTATAAACACGGTGCAGACAGAAGGGGTATGTTGTTCGATCTAACTATTCAAGATATGGAGGAACAGTATCTAAAACAAGATGGTATCTGTGCTATTTCTGGAATTAAATTGAATATTTGCGCTTCTAGAGACAAAGCTAAAGAATCAACCGCATCATTAGACAGAATAGACAGCAACAAACCATATACCAAAGATAATATACAATGGGTTCATAAAACAGTACAACAAATGAAATGGAATAACAAACAAGAAGAATTTATAAATTGGTGCAAAATTATTGCTAATAATAATTAAATAAGTTCTTTACTTTTCATTTTAGCTACCTAATGCTTTACTAGACCAGTCTAAGGTATTGGAGTTATCAGAAAATGAATAGAACGAATTCCAGTCGCTAATAAGCTCTACCTCAAGTTCTTCGCAATTTATATCATAATCAGTAAAAGTTTTATCCTCATTATAAACTCTAAAAAACGGAACAGTTCTGAATTGGGAATAAAATAAAAATCCCTTGGTTCCTTTAGCTGGTTTTCGTTTGCTTTCATTTTTCTTGTTCTTTGTCTGATATAATCTTAAGCTCTCCCGGCTTATAGTGACAAAAATAACTACTGTGTATTTTTCTCTTAGTTAGATTATCTTCTTCAATTTCAGTATAAATATTGATTCGATATCTATTTTCCCACAAGTTAATAATTTTAGTCATTAAATGGTTTTTGGGTTTTTCTACTTGCTTAAATAGCAAACTTTCTATTTCAAGATCGTTCATCAAGGTTGTCCTTTCTCAAGGATAATAGAATCCATATTAATAGCTAGAGTAAGTTTATCATCAAAAAGATAAGTATCACAATAATGTTCATCTCCAGTATTAGCATCATGAACTACTACCGCAGAATTCCAATCAAACTTTCCCAAATTTCTTATATCATTTGCTTGATGATAAAGAAAATTGTAAAGATCCAACCAGCTCATTTTATTACTCATTATTATCCCCTAATTCGTAAAAGTTTTATGGTACTAATCCAAATATGGTATATTACCATTATACTACAAGTCCACACAAAGTCAATAGGTATGCCATGCAAAAAAAATGTTTTCATTATACGAATTTACAACCATTATGGGCCAAAGATAATATTACTAAAAATGGAAAGTTTATCTTGCTCGACGATTTACCCGATCACACCTTCTAATTGATTCTTTGTTATTAGCGGGAATCATAACAAGTTCTGGTGCTGTTTTATGAGAATATGACAAAAAACCCACAGCACGATTTTCTACACTACAATCTTTACATACTATCTTACGATTAGTCTCAATCAAAAACTCAAGTCTATCATTGTCAACCATACTCTTGCAATAGTTGCAGACCATAAAATCTCCGATGGGTTTGAAGCGTCAAGACCCTGTTTATACCAGAGTATCGGCATCCTGTCAACAGGGCTTTAAAAATTTTGATTCCAGAGATCAGATAAAAGGTTTAGATCATGTAAAAGACAGCTTATGCTTTTCGTAAAAATTACCTTTTGCATACTGAAAGAAATAATCTCTATCTATAGTTATTTTTGTATTATCACTATCTTCGAAACTATTATCTTCGGCACTCCAATAAATATTATCAAAACCAACAGCCTTTAGAATCTTAGCACAATTATCGCAAGGCTTACTGAGTCTCATTCTTCCATCTCTACCAATGCGCACCACAACAATTGACCAATTAGGATCAATGGTGTTATACCTATCAAGTAGTTTAGAAACAAGATGAGATTCAGCATGGCTATATGGAAACTCCTTATATGTTTGAATATTAAACTTTTGACCCATTCTAAAAGCTTTAGCATTAATCTTAATAGGATTATTTTGACTAATAGCCAAAGGCTTATTACCGTCAAAAGCTACTGCAAAATGATAACATCTCTGATAAGGATTAGGCTTGAATCTTTCATAAGAAAGTTTAATTGTTGTCTTGATTATCTTCATGTGCTGCCTGTTCCAAAAGTTTATTAATTTTATCCAAATCTGATTTTATAAATGTATCATCTTCATCTAATTCCATATCCCACTGTGGGCTTGAAATAGGTTCTAATTTTATTTTAGAAACTGTTTTTGGAACTGGTGTTTCTGGGTTTAATTTTCGTCTAGTTGGTTCTGGAGTATTCATAGCATTAATCCTTTATTTTGATGCTAATAGATATAATCCAATATTAGCAAAACTATATCCAAAGTAAGCAATAAACATACCAACATTACCCTTGTGTGCTTGCTCAACTGCTACATACAAGTATATCACGCCAGTGAAAGCTATCAACCATCCACTCATAATATCAGTTCTTTTCTATCGGGATATAACGAGTTCCATCTTCAGCCACAGTCTCTTTACCAATAGTAAGTTTCTTGTCCTCTTTGAGCAAGTTAATGATTGCTTGAGTATTGACGTTATCGCTAATAACAATTGATCCAACTTGAGCCATATTAATCTCCTTATTATTTAATGAGTAGTGAATTAGTATACTGTTCAATAGCTATGTCTTTCATTTTTACTTCCATATCGATGTCAAATTCAAGACCATAGTTATTAAAAGGTTCTGTTGGCACATCACAATGAGCCCTTGGATTATTCCCTGGGCGACTTTCGCTATAATGGAAAAGAGGCTTAGTCTGCCAAGTATCCCAGCACATATTGATAGCATCTTGTTCTGGAATATTATTTGGATGACACTTATGATGCAGATAATCAAAGCATATTGGGATACGAGTTATGGGATGAAAAATTTCAACCAGTTCTTTCACACTCCAGCAATTAAGCTTATCATCATTTTCTATCGTAAGCCTAGCTTGACAATTCTCGCTGAGTCTCTTGAAGTTTTCATAAAATCGCTGCGAAATTTCTTCTCTACTTCCATTGTTGTTATGAACGTGCAGATTCATTGGAGAATTAGTATTTGCAGGAAGCCCAATCCTATCAAAAAAACTACTATAAAAATTCAGTTCTGTGATTGTTTTTTCTACAACTCTTTCCGTAAGACTAGAAAGACTATTAAACTCACTAGGATGACAAGAAACACGAACATTGGTAGAGGATATCGTCTCTGCAATATTGTCAAACTCATCTTGAATCAAATCATGATTAGGCAAATCTTCGAGACTAACATTAGCCTCATCATAAGTAATCAACGGGAAAATATCACTGCTAACTCTATATACATAGTTTTTTTCTGCACAATACTTGATAGTTTCGTTGGTAACTTCAAGATTGTTAAGAATACGATTTCCCAATATAGAGACTGCTTCTTCTCTAGGCAAACTAGAAAATCTTTTATAGGTCATAGTTTGAAACTTGACCGGCGGATCACGTTCTTGCAGTTTAAGTGAGATGCAACACAGGCCATAACGCATAAAAACTCCTTGTAGACGCATTGTATCATGTATCGAGCGTTTGTCAAGCAAAACTTTAATTCTGTTTGCTGTGATAGCTGTATAGTTGATTTATTTGATCTATAATAGATTGAGATACATTCTTTTTTATAAATTCATCATCATTATCTGTGATATATGCTTGAAGTTCATCATTTATAACACTTTTATCATATCCTTTATCTAAAATATATTCTGTTGCTTTTTTTAGCTCTTTTTTATGTTTGTGGCATAGTTGATCGATAGATATTTTGTATTTGATAGAATAAGAATATAGTGCGTGCGCTAGCTCGTGTCTTAAAACTGACTGATTTTGTGCTCCAATAACATAAAAATTATCATATCTATATCGTAATAGATCTAATAAGTTGTTTTCTTCTGTGGTTAGAGGATCAAATAATCCTTGTCTAAATGGAACTAAAACACTACTAGGGAAATTAAACCCTGTCCAATCTTGATGATAGGTGTTTGCACCATATTTAGTAGAATACCATGATCGTACTTGTCCAACTGTAAAAATCTTATTCTTAAAATCTTTATTGGGGCTTTCGTAATATTCTTGAAATCTGATAAAGGTGTTTCCTAATTCTTCCTGTGATTCTGCACAGACCCATATAGCACTAAAAGGTTGTTTGTGTATAGTAAGAGACATATTATATATTCCATTCCGTTTCATATCCGCCCAAAGCTTCACTAATAGTAGGAAATTGTTCGCAAAAAATCTTTTTACATTCTTTTGCAATATCTATATGTTCTTTTTGTGTTCCGCTTTTTTCTCGTAGTGCTATGTACGTCATCCATGAACGAGCGTTACCTGTCATGTAAAGTCTAGTTGGAACAGCTAAAGGAAGTATGAATCTCGCACTTTCTTTTGCTATTCCATCTTTTATCATACTATCATAAATAGCTTTGCCTTTTGCAAAATGTTCACGAATTTTAACATTCCATTTTACTCTCGTCTTATCTGAGATATCATTAATACTATTTTGACGATTTTTAGTATCTTGTCGCCTTAATTCAAATAACGGAATTTCTTCTGATAACAGAGTAGCGTCAGAATATCTTTGAGAAAACTCTTGAAAGAAAAAGCTTCTGTGTCTTAGAATTTGAGCAGCTAGTCCTCTGGTTGTATTAATTTCTAGAGTTAAAAATCCATGTTCAAATATTGAAACATGTTTGTGTTTAATACAATATTTTAGTAAATTAGCTATGTTCTCATTGTCTTGTCCTTTTGGGTTGCTTACTCTTGCACAATAGGCCATAAGCTTTTCTGCATCTGGAGTAACACTTATTAATTTAACTTGATTCATATTATGCTCTTTTAGTAAATCAAAACTAATTTTTATTTTGTTTTTTCAAATTCATAAAACCATAAATCTTCTTTATCATTAGTTATCCATCTACTTCCGGTATGTTCACAACTAAATTCTTTTGTAAAAACTTTCCAATCTGGTTTATCGGGAATGGTTTTATTTATCCAACTTCCACCATCTAACCACAAAACTCTATTATTTGGTTGTAAAAAATATTGACCGTCTCCTTCAAAAAAATGTCCACACTTATGACCGCCACCCATTTCACCATAACCATTTTGGTATTGAGGGCCAAAACACCAGTCTATAGTAAAAAGATACTTAACATTTTCTATGGATTTATTTTTTAAAATTATTTTTGCTGCTCTATTCTTTGTATATTGATTTATATTGATACTGGCATAATAGCTTAAACTATCCCAAAGTTGTAAATAGTCTAAAGAATAATTAGTACCACTTGAACAATAGGGGGTTGATCTTAAATAATGTATTGGCACTCTAGCATGTTGACTCCCATATTCTGTCATTACAGAAAATAGACCGCATCTTTGTGGTATGCTTGTAAAAGAAAATACCTCAACCGGAATTCTTTCGGAATCATAAGAAGGATCTCTATTATAGAGAAAAGATTTATCTAAATAAGCTGTAAAAATTGGAGTATCTATATTTAGATAATTCATAATTAGTAATCATTTATTTGAAATTTTTTAATTTGTTTATTTTCTGCATACTCTTTTTGATATTCAACCCATTTATTATCAGTCATATGGTTAAAAATAGCAGTAGCAAGTTTACTCACACTAGGAGCAACACCAGTAACATTAACATCATCATCCTTGCTCCAATAATACTGAACAGGCTCATTTTTTTCTTCGTTCCCCTTATCTTTAATAATAGTATATCCGTTAGATTTTGCCCATCTCTTGACCTCTGAAATCATCATTTTTGCATCATCTCCTCATAAGAAACTATTCTTTTATATTCAAATCCATTTAAAAAAGCAGTTTTATATATTTGTTTTATTGCTTCTATTTGTTTATTTTCGAATTTTATTAGAAAATCTTTATTATCTTTTGCCCAATTTACCCACGACTTTTCATCATCGCTTTCTCCTTCAAGGTCAGATGAATATACTTCTGTATATAAAACTTTAGTAATATTATTACCTAGAGTAGATATATCAAATACTATATTATTTTTTGTTTCATATTTACCAACAACGTAAAATACCTCTTTATATGTATTATATACCTTGTCACCCAACTTAACATTCATAGCTAAATCTAGTCTCATGATTTATATTCCTTTATGATATCGTCAATTTTTAAATTTTGACTCATATTATTTGCCCAAAGTAGTATAAAAATTCCCCAAAATAATTTCCACCCATAAGAGTTTATAATTAGATATGACCCAAATAAAAATAAAACCATTCCTATTGTACAAAATATTACTGTTTTATGATGCATATTTTATCCTATAAAAGTTCTACAAAATTATCTGATAATTCTATCGATACTATTTCTACTGTAGAATCTGAAAATCTATACTTGTAAAGAAAATATGTTTTAATTTTTCTAAGAATAGTTTTGATAAAATTATTATTTAAGTCATCGCCTTCTATTGTTATAGTTGTCATTACTAGTATTCTTTTTTTCATTTGATTATGAAGTTACTAAAGATCTTTATTATATTCCCAAGGAAACAAAATCCAGCTTTTGTTAGTTGATCTATCTATGCTTTGACCATAATAATTTATTACAAAAGGCTGTTCAGTATTATATACTAATGAACAGGTTTTTACAGAATCATGCCCTTTAGTATAAAATTCAAAAATAATTTTACTAAAAGTTGATCCACTATCACAAATATCGTCAACAATTAATATTTTATTATTTCTGGAAATTTTTTCTGCTTCTAACAAATGAACATTATTATTAAAATCATCCCTAAGTTGACAGCTCATCATAATGAGTGGTTTATCAAAGTAATGACTAAGTTTAATAGCTGGAATTAGTCCTCCTCTCTTTACTCCAACAATATAATCTGGAAACCAAAAACTATCTTCTATTTTTTCTATAATAGTTTTTACGTCATTATCAAAATCATTCCAAGAATATAATTTCATATTAGTTATCTAGAAATTGATAGATAAAATTTGCTAATCCTTTAAGCTCGTCTTTAGTTATTCTGCAATGTAGAGAATCCCACGAAATTACATTGCTGATCTCTAGTATAATACTGCTATCATTGGTATAATCAAGGTCAAAACGATTAACATCTGTTTTGTAAAAATCTTTAGTTACTATCATGTAATATTCTCCTTCATCTATTTCTGCTAGATCGTATGTAATCCACAATATCACTAGCTTAATTAATAGAATTATTCATATCGATCCTCCAAAATAAAAATTTAAAACTAGATTTTTAGGATGAAATTCATTTTTATATTCATAACTACCATCTTCATTAAGATTTATTGTAGCCAAAGATGATAAAATATGACCTATTGAAAAATCATCTTTTAGAAGAAAAAATTTACGTTCTTTATGATATTCATAATTCCAATAGTTATATTGTATTGGTTTTTTATCTTCATGTGTCAAAGAAATCATAGAGATTTGAGATAAATTTTGTACTAAAAAATCATGTAAAAACATATAATCTTATATAAATTTGGTATAGTGTTTAGAAGTCAATACCTCTAGTATACCGTACATATCGACAGTTGTCAACACCAACATTAGCTATTTGGTGCTACGAGGATGATCTTTGGGTAATAAATCATTATCCTGTTTATAATTAGGATTTGATGGTCTTCCATTTCTTAATAGATATAAGAAAGCATTTATTCTTGCTATAGCCCAACCATGACGGTTCATATTTGGATGATGACTGGTGCTAAATGCTCCTGCCCCTCTTCTATAAACTGCTTTTAACATACCAAGAGTAGCTTTACTACCTTTATCTTTCTTGTTATGTTCAGTAACCATATTTTTAAGTTGATCTTCAACTTCTTTTGAAATTTCTATATTAGTATTTGGTTTTTCTGCACTTCCCGGCGGATTCTTTTTTGATCCTTTTTTCTGATCTTTTTTAGGGGCTGGGGTTTTGCGTGGATCGTTTGGTCCCGGTTTACCATATTGTAACGCTTCTGTAGTTTCACTTTCTCCATACTTACAATGTTGGAGACAACTAAAGCCGGGTACTTGATTTTTCCCACAATTACAATAACTCATATCTTTAGCCGATATATAGTTTTGTAATGCTTCTAGATATTTATTAGTTCTCATAGATAATTCTCCATGAGACTTAATACACTATTTGGTAATCTCAATATGCCATTTATTACCATGAAGTTCGACTATAACGCCTATATTCAATTTAATAAATTCTGATACAATTTCGGCTAATTTTTGAGTCTCGTTCAGATAAAGATAAATCATATTACTGCTCCAAGAATTTCAAGTCTCTGTTATGATCTTTTGATGCTTCTCTAATACTAGGTAGCCAATAGTATTCGTAAATATCTTTCCATGTTGGCATCTCGTAAAATGGATCGCCCTCATTTACGCACAAGCCACTATAGTCATAAACGTCATAAAAAGATACATTTCTTTTATCGTAGTCTCTTATACTATCATAGCAAGCATAAATATCATATGATCCATACGAGACAGATTTGTCATAAACATATGTTGCTACTAATTCGTTCATTTAATTTCCCTCTGTATACTTATGGCATCTCTCAACACGATCAGTATACCATAGTATCGGATAGTGTCAATGCGACTCTTTAAGTTTTTCTCTAGCTTCGTATTCTTCTTGGGTCAAATATTTTTGTGTCTCAATATCAAAACTTGAAAATGTTCCCATACCCATACATTTAGAACATCCTGTTTTTTCTAGTTTCGGTCCAGCTTGTGCATATTCCTTCATCATAAACATGAAAGTGGTTTGAGCCAATGGACACAAAAACTTGCCCCCAAAAGGATAGTTTATTTTATCCTCAACCTTGTCACAAATTTCACACTTATCAGTATGAGTATGTTTATTGAACCATAGTTGCATCTTAGCTTGATACATTAGTTCATTAACGTCCTCTTCTCTTTCGCCAGTTCCTTTACAATACAAGCATTTGATAAAGATTTCTTTGTGCTTATCATTATAGGATTGTAGTCTTATAGATTTGAGATAATCATACAAGTTATATTTGTCCAGCGGCGTTGGAATGATGAAAATAGCAATAATAAGAGCAAAAGATAATATTACTATCAGAACATCTATAGTTTGTTGCTTATTCATTTCCTTCCTCGTCATCATCTCTTATAAAAGTTCCATATATCTTTATAGTAGACTCATTATAATTATCGTATACAGCTTCCATTTCTTCTTTATGCCATCTTGTAACAGTCTCTAGAGCCTCGTCCAGACTATCATAACAATGAGTTCTGCTATGTCCAAAGACATAAGAATATATACATACTGCTGTGATTTTACATTCACAATTAGCATCTTCCCAATAATTACCAAACTCTAAACTAATATGGCCTTCTCCGCTTTTACAGCCGCAATCTTTACAGTTGTCAAAATAGTGATCATATGCTTCTTTTAATAATTTACGAATTTTTAACAGCTTTTCTTTATTTGTCATGATATTAACTCTATAAATTTCCAGATTCCTAACACAATAAAAGAGATAGTCATGATTATTCCTAGTATGGAAAAACCCGTAAAAAAATATATGGCAAATCTTCCAAGAGGATCATTCTCCCACATAGTCAAAACACTCTACTTTCTTAATTTGATCTTTTTGAGCATACTCTATGTGTTCTTTAATATATTGTTGAGCCTGTTCTACGGTATAGAATTTTAGTATTACTTTATAAGGAGAAAACTCTGGGGCGCCACCTTTATAGGCCCACATATAATACCAGACAAACCAACCTTTCTTTTGAACCTGATACCATTCTTCTCCATTACCATTAATGAATTTACATATCCTATATTTACTCTTGTCCATTAGTAAATACTTTCATAATATTAAGAAACTGATCTATATGTTCTTTTGTTGTATTTTTACTGTCGCCATTATCTATATACAGCCAACCATTAAATCCTGACCATTTATATAGCTGAATAGTTGAATTATTCACTATCTTAAATAGAGTATTGTTATACTCTACTATACAAGATAAGAATCTATTGTTATCTGCTACTGAGTATCTTTCGTTTACTATTCTCATGCTACTTCGTGGCTTTCTATTTCCATACTATAATATCCAAATTTGTAATAGCTAGTATCTCCATACCTTTCTTTCTTAGGTTTGGAAAGTTTACAGTTGTCTATAAAATATTCGGCGGTTTGCTGGTTAGCGAATACTTTTACAATTTCTTTTCTAGAATGAGATACGAACGGCCCACCAATTTCATCTTGGTAAACACCTTCTACTTCACCAATAACAATATAAACAATCATTAGTTACCTAGTCTTATAAACAAAGTTTGCTATAGTTAGCAAATCCACAGAGCGAGGATCATCTATCTGTGTTGTTGCTTTTGTGTTGTTTTCTTTCATCCATGATTCAAAACTAGCGTTAGCATCCAAATAGGAGTCGAAATACGCTACCTTTTTAAATTTTCCGGGGCCAACCATGCGTACAATTAAACGGCCCCAAACAACCTCGTTTCCTTGTGGTTCGCCCCATTTTTCATTGTAGGTCATAAGCTTTTAATCTGTTCAAAACCCATTAATTGGTTATAAAAAGTGAACAATCTACCAATACGATCTGTAACATTATCATATTCCTTTATACCATCTGCGGTGGTTGTGTCAATAGTATCTCTATAGTCCTGAGTGCAAGATATGGCGAAACTTATATCGTGTAATACTTCTAGATTATCAAGGTATACTTTTACTGATTTCATTTAATATTCCTATAGTTAACCCCGCCCCGCCTACGCTATCGGCAATTAGCCTAGCTGATCTACGCACTAAGCGTAAACATTCGACGGGAACAGGGTTAACATTTTTATCTTATTCTAGTCCTAGTTCTTGATCAAGTTGGCTCAATTTATTTAGTGCTTGATGTCTGAGATAATTTAAACCCGCCACAAATCCACACTCAAAGTAATAGAAATCATTAGGAGTTCCTTCGTGATCTCCCTCTATCCATATTTCTCTGGCCAATTCTTTGGCTCGACTATAGCCAGATTGTATACTTTCTTTTTGTTTTTGTTGCCAAGTTTTATTCATTTTTACTCACCATCTCTCCATCACGAACAACATAAATCTTAGCATTTAACGATGAACGAACATACTCTCGCCCACCATCTATCATATTACCATTCTCAAAAAACTTACATCTATGACGATACTCGCTGTATTGAAGATTACCATCATCATCTTCTACCATACCAAAAGTAAAATCTTCCACCTTATCAGCATTAAATATCACAAAATCGTCACTTTCGTAACTGGGAGCAATTCCGAAATATTTGTTACCAAATTCTGGGTGTGGAGAGTCTCTATAGAAAATATCTACGGGACGATCACTAGCACCAAAATCAGTTGTACAGACGTACTTTATAGGTACGCCATCTTTTTGGGCATAGTATTTAATAACGGTTTCAGTGTTAGTTACGGGATAATGTTTGATCATGTTTTACTCTGGAATTGGACTATGGGTAACTGACTAGATTGTATCAGTTGTTCTAGACTTTGTAAAGAGGTTGAGTTTAAACTTCTAAGATAATCATCAAACTTATTCCAGTCTTTTCTATCAATCATTAACCAATATTCTCTTTCAGAATAGCCCATAGAATCTTCGTTGTGACATTCTACTCGACCAGCCGCCCAACTGGTTCCATTTTCCTCTAACCATTTAGAGTTCATGATTAGTTCTTCTACCAAATAGTAATTCCACATTTTATTCAAATCTTAATTTTTGTTATTTCAAATCCGAAACCTAGTATACGAAAACTAAACCCAATACCCCAATCGTATGTATAATAATACATTTCTGTAGTTAAATCCAAAGAAAAACCATACTGATAAACGTCATCAGACGAGTGCCAATTAATATCTATCTTTGGGCGTTTGCACAAAAGAAAATTAAATGGATGAAACCATTTTATGATAATCATTTTATTGATTCTTTTCAAAACATTGGTCACACAAAACCACAGACCATCCACCTTTTCTTATACTACCACTATTACCACATTGTTCACAAATTGTACTAGAACAATCTTCAATAGCACTAACAGCGCCCCTAATATATTCATCTCCACCAGAATAATAAATCCTTAAAACCCCGAACTTCTGCTTAATCTGGTCAAACTTAACATCTGGATAATCTGGCTCGGTCTTTAGCTTTTCTGGATCATTCTTGATTAGATACCTAAAACGATCAATCTTCTGTTGTTTATGTTGATTAATTCTCCAGCACAAAGAATTTAGCAGATTGTACAACCGTCGCAAACATCGCACCCATATATCATGGGGCTCGATTTATTATCTTTGTTACTAAAAAGTTCTGGATACTTTTCATATAGTTTATTCTGTAGTTCTTGGTTCATTATTCAAGTCCTAATTCTTTATTAAGCATCGGTGGTTTGTCTTGATCTAATAAAAACCTACGTTCTTCTCGTAAAGCTCCTATTTCTTTTCTTTGAGTTTTAATTTCGTCTTTCAGAGATTGTATTGTATAGTTATGTTGATCTTCCTGATACTTTATTCCTGCTGCAAATCCACAATTAAAATAATAGCGACTACTAGCATCTTCAGTTTCATTGTCATCAAACCAAATTTCTTTGGCTAGTTCTTTAGCTCTATCAAATTGAGCTTGGATTTCTTCGTTCATTCTGGTTTCTCCATCAACTTAATCACCGTCCCATCCTTAAACTTTATTTCAATCCAATCTTTCCATGGACTATTAAAACCAGTGTCATAGACCCTATCCAAAGCAATTATAGGACAAGTTTTCTTGCCCATTCGCCCCATTAAATAGCCTACTAGTTTATCCATTATTTCTTT